CTACAAAGATGCTTCTGAGTATCTTATGGAGTCTAAGCAGACTGAGTTCTCTTCTGATTGGTGGAATTCAGATAGCTTTACACCTGACGGCATAGTAGCTGGTACAGACCTATGGGAAACTCTTATCAAAGGTCCAGAAAAGTCTATTGTAGATTACCCTTTTAAAGGTATAAACAATATGACCTACGGTATTCGTAAGGGTGAGTTAGTAACTATATGTGCAGGTACAGGCATAGGTAAATCTAGCTTTCTACGTGAGATTATCTATCACATCTACGGAAATACTGACGAGAACATAGGTCTTATGTTCATGGAAGAAAGTGTTCGCGCTACTGCTGAAAGCTTGATGGGGTTACATCTTAATAAGCCTTTACATCTTCCTGATGTTGTTTACGAGGATGAGGAGTACGAGGAAGCCTTTAAAGAAGTATTAGGCTCTAATCGTTTCTTCTTCTTTGATCACTTTGGTTCTAATACAATAGAGAACATCATCTCTAGAATACGTTATCTTGTTAGAGCATTAGGATGTAGGTACATTGTTTTAGATCACATCAGTATACTAGTGAGTTCACAAGAAAACTCTATGGATGAAAGAAAGACTATTGACTCTTGCGTGACTAAGTTACGTACACTTGTACAAGAACTAGGTATCTGTCTTTTTATGGTATCACATCTACGTAGACCTTCTAGTGGTTCTCATGAGACTAACACTGCTGATGTGGGTTTAAATGATATACGAGGCTCACACTCAATAGGTCAGTTAAGTGACATAGTTATAGCTCTAGAGCGTAACGGACAAGCTGATTGCGTCATAGAAAGACACACAACCTATGCTAGAATTATTAAAAATAGATTTAGTGGCTTGACAGGACAATGTACTAAGCTGTACTATGACTACAATACAGGACGTATTACAGAAGCTGAGTTGTTATACAATAAGGTAGAGGAGCTATAGTTTGGTTGCAAGATATCGGTCTAGATTTGAAGCAGACTTCTCTAGAGATTTAAGAGAAAGAGGTATTAAGGCTACCTATGAGCCTACTAAGATACTTTATGTTCCTAAACCTAGAAAGTATACTCCTGATTTTTATCTGATAGAGTATGGCTTCTTCATAGAAACTAAAGGATATCTTACCTCTTTAGATAGAACTAAACATAAGCTTATTAAACAACAACATCCTGATATTGATATACGTTTTATATTTCAAAATGCACGTAACTTATTACACAAACACTCTAAGACTACTTATGGTGGTTGGTGCGACAAATATGATTTTATGTACGCAGAGAAAAAGGTTCCTAAAGAATGGATGATAAAGACGATAGTGAAATAGAAAGTAAAGTTCTAGAGAGTGTAGAAGCTTTAGAGAAGATATTGGATAAAACCTCTGAAGAGAGTAGCGAAGAAGGTACAGCTAGTGTAGCTATTATGCTAGAAGAGGTGCTAGAGAATGATGGAGAGTGCCACGGTAACTTTAACGTATCTATCTTTGACTTTACTAGAGAGACTGAGGCTATAGCTACAGACGGTGTATTAGAACCTTCCATTAGCACTTGCGTAGCGTATGGTCTACTATCTCTTCTAGAGAAAGACACAGAAAAGATTGTCTCAGAAGGGTATACGTTTCTAACCAAGAAAATTAAAGATGAAATAAATAAGAAAAAAGAAGCCCCTATTGTTTATTTTGCAGATTACAAGAAAAGCGTAGACACAGAAACTATAGATTTACCATTGACCTCTAAGATGAAATTTGGTATAAAAGAAGAAGAACCAGATAAAGGAGCATAACTTTTGAATAACAATAATTTTGATAAGGATGTTAATCATCCTGCACACTACAACTTAAATGAATATGGTATTGAATGTATAGACGCTATTCAAGCTTCTATGCCTCTTAGTGGTTTTGAAAACTATCTAAAAGGTAACATCATTAAATACTTATGGCGTTGTAACTATAAGGGTAACAAACTAACAGATTTACACAAAGCTAAGTGGTATCTAGCTAAGTTGATACATATACAAGAAGACGATGATGATAATGGAGAAAAGGTAGTAGTTACTGATCAAATGGATATGTACGCTGATTTAGAAAAAACATTAACTAATACTACTACTAACTTTAATGTTACAGTAGGTGCTGCATGAGCGTACCCTTTGATGGTTATCAATCCTTTATCTACAAGAGTCGTTATGCACGTTGGGATGACACAGAGTCAAGACGAGAAAACTGGCCTGAGACAATAGATCGTTATCTTACCTTTATGTCTAATCACGTAAACAGTTTAGAAAGTAAGACTAAAGGTTCTTGGAATAACTTTGAAGAGTCTTTTTCTAAGATACGAGGTATGATAGAGAAGCAAGAAGTAATGCCATCTATGAGAGCTTTAATGACTGCTGGTCCTGCTTTAGCTAGAGAGAACATATCTGGTTATAACTGCTCATATCTTCCTATAGATAATCCACGATGCTTTGATGAAATACTATATATATTAATGAATGGTACAGGCGTAGGTTTCTCTGTAGAACGTAACGCTGTTAACAATCTTCCTGATATTCCTGATGAGTCATTTCAATACACTAATGATCTTATCTCGGTAGCAGATAGCAAGACAGGTTGGGCTAGAAGCCTACGTGATCTTATCAGTCTGTTATACACTAATCGTATACCTAAGATAGACTACAGTAACATACGTCCTGCAGGTTCTAGACTTAAAATCTTTGGTGGTAGAGCTTCTGGACCTGAACCTTTAGAGGACTTATTTAAGTTTGTCATTAACATATTTATTGACGCTAGAGGGCGTAAGCTTTCATCTATTGAATGTCACGATATCGTCTGTAAGATTGGTGACGTTGTAGTATCTGGCGGTGTACGACGCTCTGCTTTGTTGTCTCTAAGTGATCTGTATGATGATCGTATGCGTCACGCTAAAGCTGGTGAGTGGTATCTAACAGAACCTCAGAGAGCGTTAGCTAACAACTCTGTATCCTATACTCATCGTCCTAGCGTAGAAAGCTTTATGCAAGAGTGGACTGCTCTGATCATGAGTAAGTCAGGTGAACGAGGTATGTTCAATAGAAGTGCGGCACAGAGACAGGCAAGCCGATTTGATAGACGTTCTAAGGATGCTGACTACGGCACTAATCCGTGTAGTGAGATCATTTTGTTACCTAATCAATTCTGTAATCTAACAGAAGCAGTGTGTCGCTATGATGACACAGAAGAAAGCTTAATGCAGAAAGTTGAGTACGCTACTATACTGGGTACTTTTCAATCTACGTTAACTGATTTTCATTACATTCGTAAGCGTTGGCAAAACACAACAGAGAAAGAACGTTTACTAGGTGTATCTTTAACAGGCATCATGGATTGCCCGTTACTTAATAGAAACGGAGACAAGCTGAAGAGCCTCTTAGAACGACTAAGGGATCATGCGGTAAAGGTGAATGGAGAATGGGCTGATAGGTTAGGAATACCACGTTCTGCTGCAATTACGTGTGTGAAGCCTTCTGGAACTGTAAGCCAGTTAACAGACTCCGCTAGTGGTATACATCCTCGTCACTCTCCGTACTATATTCGTACTGTACGAGGAGATAATAAAGACCCTCTAACTAAATTTCTTAAAGAGTCAGGAGTTAGTAACGAACCTGACGTAATGTCTCCTACTAATATTACTGTATTTTCTTTTCCAATTAAGTGCGCGAGTAAAGCAGTGTTTCGTAAAGACTTAACAGCAATAGAGCATCTAGAGTTGTGGATGACCTACAGTGAACACTGGTGTGAACACAAACCTTCTATTACCATTAGTGTACATGAAGATGAATGGTTAGAAGTAGGAGCATGGTGCTATAAAAACTTTGATCGTCTTAGCGGTATTAGTTTTTTACCGTACTCTGATCACACATACCGTCAAGCTCCCTATCAAGAATGCACTGAAGTAGAGTACAAAGAACTGTACGACATTACTCCTAAAGACATAGATTGGAATAAGTTAAATCAATTTGAGTTTGAGGATAATACTAAAGCTTCTCAAGAGTTGGCCTGTAGTGCCGGTGTCTGTGAAATAGTGGACTTATGAGAGAAGCTAAAACCGTACTATCAGAAGTAACAGTGATACTAAACACACAAGGAAACATAGAGGTAGAACACCACTTTGTTCCTGTAGAAGACTTCTTAAAAACAATGAACCAGAAGCTACCTAGCTATGAAAACACACACGTAATAAGTGCTTTCATGCAAAGGGCTAATGCTCTAACCAAGGACTACTACGACAGTATCAATAAACTACTTACCTAGAAACTTAGAGAAGCCCTTGATACCGAAAGATGCAGAAATAGCTATCATAAGAGCATTCTGATACCACTCAGGTAGAGTATCTAGTACTATAAAGCCTCTCTGTATGAGGTCTTCCATGCCGGGAACGAACACTAAAATAGCTGGCACAGTTAGTACTACTACTAGATACTCATCTTTCCAACTATCGCCACTAGCTTTAGCCATAGTCTTTTCCCACTCAATCTCACCAGTAGCTACCTTTTTGTGTACCTCGGCTTCAGCTTCGGCTTTAGCTATTTTTACTTGTGAGTTGGCTTTAGTTTCTTGAAGTTTGTTCTCCATCCAAGAGCCGCCTATGCTACTGACGGCACTAATCAATGGACCAATAAAAGGTATCATATTGTGTTCCTATTCTAAGCTAAAAGTTTCACCAAAAGAATCTGAAGTATTCTCTTCTTGTACAGAAACTTCATCTTCTTCTAAAGAAAGAGTATTATTTTCCATATCAGATTCAGTAGCTCTCATACCTCTTGCTAAAAATTCTAATCTAGTGCGTACCCAAGCTTCATCTTTTATTGTTGTAGGATCATCTTCACCCATCTGTAAAAAGAAAAAAGTTAATCCTAAGTCTCTAACTTTTTTTGCAGTGTCTTTAGTTACTGAATTACTTCTAACGTCTTGCATTACAGTGTCTACAATTTTAGTAGTATTTGGGTCCATTATTGTTTGTAAAATAGAATTGCTATTTGATATTTGCGCTTGTTTAATAGCTAATTCAGTTGCTACATATCTTGGAGATACAACTCCTCTTGAAATAGAGTACACTCTAGACACTCCTGCTCCTATAGTTGTTTGTGTACCTACTTCACCTGTTTTAGATACGTTTTGAGCAGTACCCTTACTTACTATACCCACTCTAAATATTCTTGACAATCTAGCTAACTGTTCTGGATCATCTGCCCATAGTATTTTAAGAGCATCTTCATTTTTATTAAGTATGTTTGCAAAAGTTTCTATATCTATTGTTGTACCTAAAGAAATATCTCCACCATTTATATTACTTTTAGTTTTAAAAGCTATATCTGAAGGCGGCCTATACGTTTTTTCAGAGGTAAAAGAAAAAGAAGAATCAGCAACATACTCTGTAAACATTCCTTTTAATGCAGTACGTATATCTTTTTGTTGTTTTGGAGAATCTTCAAATGTTTCTAAAAGTATATTAATAGGGCTTTTACTTTTTGTTGCATCTAGTCGTATTTTTGGACCTACTATTTCTAAAACATTAGCTGATAATGCAGGTTCTACACCTGCTACATCTAATGTTTCTTTAGCCATTTTATTATTAAGAACTTTTTCTTGGTGTTCTAATTTTCTAAACTCTTCTAAATCTTCAGGAAGTTTTGATTCCTCGTATTTTAATTTATAAAAATTTAGGGGTTCTCTTCCATAGTGAAAGTTTTGTTCTGCTTTCCATAAATCTTTTGGAGTTTTTATAAAAACATTAAATAGTTTATCATAATCAGTACCTGCTTTCGCTACATCTCCAAACAAACTTTCTACAAATGCTTTTTGTTTATCTTTTGATAAAGATGTAAATACACTATCCATTGTTTCAGCGTATTCTATAAAAGGAACTTTACCGTAATCTACAGTTTGTTCAGCTTGTCTAGCACTAAAAAATGTAGTTAACTCTTCTTTATCAACGTTTTTCAATATATTTAAAGAAGCAGGATTTTTAGTGTCTATTAAAAAATTGTTTATAAATCCATCATCTAAACTTTTTAAGCCTAACTCATTTGAACTTCCTTTAACCATAAACCTTCTAATAGCTTGTTTAAGAAGAAAAACAGCCTCTATGTCTAATGTATCTGGTATAGGAATACCTTCTTCATCTAGCTTAGAAAACATTATTCTAAACTGTTCTGCTTTTTGTGTAAATCCGCTACCCTTTGAGTCTATGAAAGAGTCAAATAAATCATCAAGATCAGCTAACTCTTTTATAGGTACATAGTTTGTTTCAGCGCTGTTAGTTTTTACAAATACACCTAATCTTTGATTAAATGTTTTTCCAATAGCATTCTTATAAAAAGTATTAGCTTTTTTTATTAGTTCTCGTTGATCTAAAGCTAATTGAATGTTTCTATTTTTACTAGAAGTATCTCCTACTTTAACTTGTTTCTCTAAATTTTCAAACATTTTTGATACGGCTGAATCAAAAGTTTGAGCAAACTTAGCTTGATTAAAATCAATATCTCCATTAGTTTTTTTCTTATGATGTGTAGTCATAATAGTACTTCTTAACTTATGAATCTCGGAAGAATCTAAAGAAGTAGGTATAATCATATCTTCTATTCCTTTAGAGTTTATAGATTTAATTACTTTTTTACCGTCTACATCAGTATAGAAAGGACGTTTTAGTAACTCTCTTTCTAAAGATTCTATAGCTTCTACAGCATCTTCTGTGTAATCAGCATTATACTGTGTTATTGTATTCGCATGGTTTTTATTAGGAGTAAGTACATTATCAAATCTTATAGACATATCTATAAGAGAGTCAAAATACTTTTTAGAATTACCTTCAAATCTATTTTTTAAGTTTTCTAAACCACGTTGCCTAGCTATAGTAATTAATCTATTTTCTTGAGATAGCAATGTTCTAAGTAGTGGTTTAAAGATAGCTACACTATCCAAATGATTTTCTAAAAATTCAGAGTGGTATATTAAAAGTTCATCAGCAGATAATGGAATTTTTACGTTAAACGCTGCATCAAAATTTTCATTACTTGTTTTATATATTCTTTCTACACTAGAAGTAATAGATTTTTGTTGATTTCGCCCCATATCTACTAAACTATCACCTGCTAGTTGTTGAGCTAATATTGGTTCATTTCCTCTTTCTACCCATGTTGCAGGATTAGTTTCATCATTTCCAAAAACTTTATTTACTGATCGTCTAACCTCTGCTGTATTAGAAGGATCGGATACTTTACTAGAAGAATTTTTTAATGTAGCAATATCTTGTTTAGCGATAAAACCAGACTGTGTTATTCTATCTACTTCTCTTTTTAGATTAGAATATAAAATACCAGCAGCACTAGCTTCTGTTTCATCAACACCTAACTTTTTATTTAAACTATTTTTTATACCTAATAAAGATTTTGTTAATCCTATAGTTTGTTGATCTAGAACAACTTGAATTCTATCTAAATCATTTAACATAAACATTTTTTTCTTTCTTAAAATACCTCCTGAATTAACAGAATTTATTATTTGAAGTCTAGCTGTTTGAAGTCCTGAAAGAAGAGCTACTTGATCTATTAATACAGGAAAAGTATTTGATAGATTTTTAACATCTGATTGTTTTAAAAAACCATTTGCTACATCTTCTTTTAAATCTCTTGTAAGAAGTTTTGCATTTTGTGTAGATATATTTACAGCTTCTGCAATATCTGCATACATTTGATTATCATTAGGATCATTACTTTTTCTTAAAGTTTCTAAATACGTTGCTGTTTCTCTAGCTCTTAAAAGAGCACCTTTATCTTGTATAGCTAACTGTACTTGAGTGCCTTCATCCATTTTATCTATCTGTTCTACAGAGTAATTTTTAGAACGTAATACGTGATACCTAGCTTTATCAGTATTTCCGTTAAGTCCTCCTTCAATGTGGGCCATTGCAAGATGACGAGCACTATCTACACCATCAAAAGCTTTTACTAATAGTCCGGGAAGTAAAGGAGCAATAATTAGAGCAGGAAGAAAAGACAAAGATTTATATTCTTCAAGAGATGTTCCTTCCATAAGATTTTCAGTTGTTAACATAGTTCCTGCAGCAACACCAGCTATAAGAGCTTCATCTTTAAGTATGCTTTTTACACCTCTATTATATCTTTTATACAACGGAACAGCACTATTTGCTCTTGCAAAATGTCTTGCTTTCCAAGTTAAACCTGCTAAATCTTGTCGTACTTTAGGTCTAGCTCTTAGTAATGCTTGTTGAGCTAGTCTATCTTTTTTAACTACACTTTTTTTAGAAACTATTGTTTTACCTTCTTTACTACGTTTAATAACTAAAGAATCTAAATCTGCTTGCATTGAAGTAGCTTGTTTCTTTTTAGCTAAATACTTTTTTTGTATAAATTCTATTGAGTCACGCCCAAGTGCTTTTCTAATAGTAGCATAAGGAAAAGCTATAGAGGCAACTAATTTAGTATAATCAGTTGCAACATTTCTTTGATTTTCAGGAACTTCATAAGCTTTAAAAATATGCTCTTTGTATTTGTTATATGCACCCGGAAATTCACGTACATCTACATCTTTAGCTGATGTGTAACCAAGTGCTGCTGCAACATCTAAACCTGCGTTAAGTAATTCAGGAATTTGATGAGATAAGAAATTATCTACTTGATCTTGAGTGTTTAATATAGGATCATAAGAAAAGATGTTTGCGTTTTTTTCTCCAGTTGCTAACTCACTAATATACACTTCCCACGCATCAGGCATAAGACGCATAGTAGCTTTAATACCTTCTGATATAGTTCTAAGTCCTGCTGTTGGTGCTCTTAAAAGACCATACTCAACAGCTAAAGGAGCTAATTCTACTAAAGCTAAAATATTATCTTTTCCTAAACCTGTTACTACACTCTTTCCTAGATTACCATAAGTTGTGCCTATTCTAGAAAAATATCCTTTTGTAGCATCTAGTATATCACTATCTGAAGTTTCTGTTTCAGAAGTTTCAGAGGAAATAAGAGCATCTACATCTTTTTTAAATTTATCATGATCATGAGCAATAGCGCCAGTACCTATTTCACTTGATAGTTTTAAATCAGCTACTTGAACATCTTTTTCTACTTCAGATACAACAGGTTTAACAGATTCTTCTAAAGGTGTAAAAAGTGTTTCAGCATCTAATTCAACAGGCGTTTCTACCTCTGAAGTAGTTTTAACTTCTTCTGTTGAAGAAGGAATAGTTACGGCTGGTATAGGAGGAAGAAGAGTTTCTACTTGTTCATCTAAGGTAGTTAAAGCCATTTAATTTTTACCTTTTTGGTTAGTATAAGTCTTGTAAGCTTGTTGTAACATAGTACGTGTAAACATTTTTAACATGTCATCATAAGTTATTTTTGGATTTTTAAACTCAGCTCTAATTGCATCTTGATTAGCATAAGCTTTATTAAATATTATCCTAGACATGTTTTCTAAACGTTTAACCCATTCTCCTGTTTTTGGTAAAGACGTAGTTCTTATTCTGTTAAGATCAGGAATATTTTCACTTATACCAGCTAATTGACTACCAAAAGAATTACTTATCTGTAAAGTACTATTACCAATTTCGTTTAACTTATTGTCTTGTAGTATAATAGAATCTATTTTTTTAAGTATACTATTTCCTACAATTTGTGTAGGAGATGTAGGAGATGTGTTAGTAGCGTACATTCCACCTTCGTTTTCCCCTAAAATATTTTGTATATAATCAGAGCTATCTTGTGCAATAACAGTATTAGTAACTGTATTAGCTAATCGTACAGCTTTGTCACCAGCATATTGAGATACCGCTCCAAAACGTTTTACTCTAGCATTAAAAAATTGTTTTAAATCAGTCATCTTTTCAGTAAGACCGTATAATTCTCCCCATAATGCACTTGCTGCAACATCATAATCTTGATTAGAAATAGTTCTACCAGAAGAATCTCCTTGAAATAATCCTGATAGACGATATGTAAGAGCCATCTTTTTTAAAACAACTAACTTTCTAAGACCTGCAATTCTTTCATTTGGTATTGTACCATTTTTTAAATCTTCATCAATTTGTGCATAAGCTTTATCAGCTATGCCTCTATAATAAGCTGTTCTCTTTTCTCGTTCTCTTATAAACTCTGTAGTAGCTCCTACTGATCCAGTAACATTATTTAAAGCTTTTTGTTGAAGTTGATCTAAAGTTTCATCATTACCCATTACTTTAGAGAGAATATTTCCAGCCGCATTACCTATAGCACCTAAACTGTTTTTAGCAAAAGCACCTAAACCTACACCATATGATTTTAGATCACTTGCTAACATTTCAGCACTTGCTCCCACACCTGTTGCTGATTCTTCAGGTAATGCACTAACAACACCTTCAATAGAGTTAATCATCTCCATAGCTTCTCTAGAACCTAATACTTGTTCAGTAGCTTTTGTTACTATTTTAGAAGTTGTACCTTCTGTACCTTCAGGATCAAATATAGCTGTATTTGGTTTAAAAGCAGCTATGTTGTTTCTACCTATAACCATACGATTATTAGGTTCTAAGTATAAAACTGCTTCTACTATATCTTGACCTTCTTGTCCTTTTTGAGAACCTCCTTCTAGTCTCATAAATCTAACAAGATCATTTAATTGAGTACCTTCTCTATAAGCATTTTCTTTCCAAGCACTCATTAAACGTCTAGCTTTTTGAGCTTTTCTTAACTGAGGGTAGTTTTTAAGATTACGCTCATTACCTATTTCTGCTGGATGCGCTCCACTAAGCTCATCTAAATTAGTAGTTCCTTGAATTTGACTAGCTACTAATAATTTAGAAGCTGGTGTAAAAATTTGACCGTCCCTACTAAAAGTTTGTGCGTCTATATCGTCAAATACTTGAGTAGACATAGAAATACCACCCTTTTTAGGTTTTGGTGGAGTAGGCACAGAAGATGTTAAATCTTTTGAATTTCCATCTTTTTTCATAAGGTCAGAAATAACGTTATAATTATTAAAATTAGCAAGTTTAGTATTATTTGAAGTCTTAACTAAAAATTCAGGTTTCTCTACATTAAACGAACGGTAAGCAGGAGATTTTAAAATATTATCAAGTGTATAGTTGTCTTTTAACATATCTTTAAATAGGTTGTTCCACTCAAAAAGCCTACCTTGTACACTAGCAATGTATTTCGCATCTTTTTTAGTTCCTATATCTTTAGTAAATTTAGATCTACTTCTAATTACATAGCTTTTATCATCCATATAAAATGTAGCTTTTGTATTATCTGTAGTTTTCTTTGATGCTGAAGTAGACATCATAGTATTTTTGTATAATTTTTTAGTATCATTAATTGATGACTTAATAAAATAACCATACTCTTGCATTCGTTTAAACCATTTAGGAGAAACTATAGTATTAATTGCATTTGTATCTTTTATATCACCTTCATTTAATTGTTTAAATATAGACATATCTGAAGTTCTTAATTTGATAGAATCATCGTTACTAAGTTTAGTTTTATTTCCTAACATTGTAGCATTTACAAAATCTTTTATTTCATTAGGTGGAAGCATTTTAAATTGTTGTTGAAGAAGAGGTATACTTTCTGGTGTTATACCGGCACCCATAGCAGTTACTAATGAAGTAAGTCTACTCCTATTACTTTTAATATTTGCGGCTTTTAATGCGTCGTTTTCTTTTTTTATCCTTGTTTTATACCGTAAATTTTCTCTATCATATGTTATTTTAAAATTAGATTGTGTTTGCTCTCTACCAAGACGTGTTTGTTCTGCAGAGGCATCACGGCTTAATAAACTCTGTGAAGCTTGAAACTCTCTATTAGCTTGCTCTCTAGCTAGAAGCTGTTGATACTCTTTTTCACGCCTTTCAGCATCAGCTTTTGCAGCCTCACTCTTAATGA